CATCTTGTGCTTTTGCTTTTTTCTTATCTACAAACTTTAACTTACCATCTTCTGTAGTCGCAACAAATTTACCACGGGTGTCTAACCAACCACCGTGTCCGTCGCTTTTCAAATTCAGTTTTTTCGCCTGCATCGACGCTTGTGATTGCGCCTCATTTAGGAACTGAAATAAACTTTTCATTTATATTGATAATCCTTATACTATATTTATCAACTATAACCGTCAGGGTTTGGAACAAGACACTTCTCAGTCAATATGGTTTGAAACTCTTTAGTGACAGTTGCAAAGAATTGTGGTTGAGAAGTGAATGATCCTTTATATCTCAACTCCATGTCTAAAATATTTACGCCTGCTTTTGACAATTTGAAAAATATTTTTGCCGCATTTGCCTCAGCTTTCTTTTCAAAATCCACCGCGATTTTATATGGTTTTTTGTTCGCCTCTAAATCACTAAGACCACAAAGAATTGTATGAAGATCAATTGCTTTTCCTGGAGAAACATTAGGTTTACCTCTTGACATTTCACCAATACCAGTAACAAGAGCAAATCCAAAAGTAAAATCACTTAACTTTTTATTAGCAGAAAGTTCATCATATAATTTTACTTTAAGAACAAGATTGATAAGAGTTTTAGCAAAAAGATCTGCATTATCATCCATATATTGAGTCAATCTTTTAAATAAAATATTATTTGTTTTTGCTAAATCAGAATTGACAAATTTTCTCATAGCATCTGGTGCTTTATCATTATCATATCCACCAGATAAACTCCCTTTTATATTAATGTATGCTCTATCAAATATTTTTTTGTCTCTTTTCTTCGCCTCAAAAAGTTCTTTATCAGTCTGACGATTTATATCTTTTATGTAAAGGATGCCATCTTCATTTGCTTGTCTTACAAGACCAGCAAAATACTCTGTTCGTAAGTCAGTTATCTCTTCTTTAATTTTATTAAACTGCTGACCATTTAAAACCGTATCAAATGCTTTATTGATTAATGTAGGATCTGCAGAGTTTTTCTTTGGTTTCTTTTTGAGAGAAACTCCAAAATATTTTTTGTCTCCAGTTTTAATAATAAAATCAGATGAGTTATAATCATCGAACCCATATGCTTTAATTCTGAACTTCTCAACTTCTTTTGGCCAAACGTTGCCCGTGAGAAATACTTTTTCCGCAACAGCGTCATTTCCTTGCCCATGACTAGATTTTAACCACCCTTTAATTGCAAGGGCAGCAGATATTCCAACTGCCGCTTCTTTGAATGCTGCAGGGGTAGGTTCCATGAATGCTAAAAACTCAGTACGAGAACTACCAAATTCCACACTGTCAGCGACTTTTTTAGCAGCACTAGTAATCCATTCTCCAAGTGCCTCTGAAGATTCCGATGCTTTTTTTAATTCGGCAGCAGTGGAAAACATCGCTCCTGCTGCCATTACTTCAGAATATTCTAACGCCATTACCCTTTTTAGGTATTTATGGAGTTATGGGGACTCGAACCCCAAACCTCCTGCGTGCAAAGCAGGCGCTCTACCAGTTGAGCTATAACCCCGTGGGAGGATCACTCCTCCAGTTGTTTATCTATCTGCTGTGATATCTCTCTAATTTTTAGGATACCCTCGTCAGAAAAGAAACCAGGGTGATCTTTTGTATACAAGAAAAGATGATGACGTAGAACAATTGCATCACGTCTATTGAGTTCAAGACTAATCATTCTTCTCCTGCTTCAGCATCATCACCAGTGTAAGGTTGAAAACCTACATCAGGAGGAGGATTGTTTTCATAGGTATTGAGAAGTGCTTCTCCTTCACTTTCAAATAAACTCTTGAACCAGTTTTTAAGAGAATACCAAGCAGACCATTGTCTTTGGTTACTGTTAGTCATACATCACCCTTCTTACGGTTTTCGGATTTGTGAACATCAAAACTACCACCAGGATAGCGAGACTGAAGTTTCTCAACATTCATCTCGATGACTTCATCAAAGGTGGTGTCGAGTGCCATACATGCCTGAGCAAGATACCAGCAGATATCACCCAGTTCACGTTTCATGTGAAAGACATTCTCTTCGGTGTAGGGTTTGCCCTGCAGAAAGATCTTCTTCACAACCTCAGTAAACTCACCAGACTCAGCAGTCAAACCAAGTGCAGCAGTCATCAGTTGAGTGACGTTGCAGTCATTAACTTCTAGTTCACTCAGTCGAGCAGCAAGAACAGGCCAGTCAAGACTAGGAGGACTGGTTACTCCTTCAACGAACTCAAGATATTTAGCGGTGTCAACGGTCATAATTTGCTTTAGGTAAATCTGATTGCTGTAGATGTAATTTTTGTCCTTTGATTTCGATGGTCTCAACCTCTCTCCATGATCCACCAACTCCACCATCCATATTGACTACGATGTCTTTGGTAGGAAGTTTGGGTCTTTCAAGAAGTTTGGTTTCAACGATCTCGCCAGGAAGAGGATTGAATTGGTAATAATGACCATCCCATCGACGGTTTCTCATACCAATAAGATTGACTGCATCTCTCTCGATACCGCAGTCAGCGATCTTCTCTCCACGGGGATTGAAAACTGAATAGTATCCGTTCAAAACTTGAACCCCTCAAACGATTTCTTTGGTTTTGATTCTTCATAATTATACTCTTCATCCTGACCGCTGTCAAGAATATCATTCTGTGCTGTCTGCTCACAATCATAGAGTCGCATCTTGGCACGATCAATACCAACAACAAAACGCTTGAATACCGACAGATCATTATAACGATTCTTCAACTGCTTCACCATGATCTGTCCAAGCGATTCAAGCTCCTCAGTAGAGATAAGGGCAAACATAAGATCAGCAGTAGCAGGGAGACCAAAGGACTCACTAGTGTCAGTAAGCTCAACATCAGAGCTACCATAACCAGAACGAGTGGTCTGCGTGGCAGATACGATAGGGACGTTTGCTTCAACAGCCAACCCTCTAAGCTCCTCTGCAATTGCCTTAATATAGCTATATGAATTGACAGTGCTGTTTCCGCGATACCTAGAGGAAGCACATATATTAAGGTAATCAACGAAAATAATATCAGGTCTAAATGACTTCTTAAGTGCAAGTTCGTTAAGAAGTGCCCTAAAGTGTCCAGCATGTGCAGATGCCGTAGGATACTCTTTAATAATTAGGGTGCCTTGAGTTTTCTGTGCCAACTTTGTCACCTTATCCTCAAACATCACCTTAGGAAGTTCCGTTATCTCCTGGATAGGGACGTTGAGAAGATTAGCATCAATTCTCTCTGCAATCTTTTCCTCAGCCATTTCCATCGTGATATATAATACGTTTTTTCCGTCGAGGAGAGCTCCAGATGCGACGTGACACATAAACAAAGATTTCCCGACCCCAGTGCCAGCAAGAGCAATATTAAGCGTTTTGTTCGGGAGACCACCTTTCGTAATCTTGTTGAAATACTCAAGGTCGAATTCGATCTTGTCTTCTTTCTTATGGTATGACTCATAACGTTGCTCATAATCAAGTAAGTAGTCGTGACCAATATGCGTGTCAAAAGAAACTGCCAGAGCATCTGACAGAATACTTGGAATGGCGTCTCTATCTTTCTCTTTGTCCTTACCGTCAGCAAGGGCAATAGATTCCATCAGTGCCAGATAGATGGCACGATCACGACACCACTTCTCAGTTGTGTCCACCAACCAATCAAAGTCAGTAGGAACATCTTCAAGATAACTAATCAACTTAGTGATCTCTTGAAAGGTAGTATCGTTAATGTCTTGTCGTTTCTCTACTTCAATACAGAGAACTTCTTTCGTGGCTGGTTGATTGTATTCACTGACAAAGTTAAGAACTTCCTCAAATACAATCTTTTGCTGAGGATCCTCAAAGTAATCTGCCTTGATGAAAGGAACAACCTTACGAAGATACTCCTCATTATACAGTAGATTTCTTAGAATTAGGATTTCAACTTTGTCCATGAGGAATGTCAAATACAAATGTTATGCGTGTCTCATCACCGATATTAACAGTGCCATGAGGTAATTTATTATTGAACCAGAGGAGAGTGCCTGGTTCTACGATGACACTTTCCTTTCCACAGAAATACTGATACCTTCCAAGAATAGAAAGATGGTATCGATTTCGTGTAAGGTAATATGTACCTTCGTCAATATGTGCTCCTACAATCTCATTTACAGGGAGTGAAAGAAAGCCGCATCGATGAATGTCTGCTTTCTTAAAGTGCTTGCGTATGATCTTTCTGATCTCACTGTGATGAGCATATGCAGGGGTTTTGATGTTGATCTCAGAGTCTCCCACAAAGTCGTCTTTGTGTTTGACACCACCTATTATAAGTTGAAGTGCGCTAACTGGCAAGTCTGCAAATCCTCTATCAAGAAGAGACTGAGACCCTTCCAGATTTTTCTGGTGGTCCCAGTCTCCTGGATTTTTCTTCAGTTGATCAACTACTTTCTTGACGTTGATCCCCGTCTTCAGAATCTTGATACTCTGGTAACAACCACCATCCATCTTGGAAGTCATCGTTGATGTGCTCATACTCTTCATGATCCATAACTAAATTCCTCTTTTGCGATTTCGTCCAGTTTCTCCATCACTTCAGGAGTGAAGTATTGTTCTGGGTCTTTGTAGATTGCTTTGGCATAGACTTTCTTACCGTCTATCTCATAACGGCCTGCCACATTTTTCCAGAGACC